GTCAACGGCGGCAGTCAGCCCGTCACGGCGTCCGGTACGTCTCCGAACCTGGTGCTGACCGCCGACAACGCAGGTGAGCCCTTCACGGCATCGGTCTCGGCGCCGAGTGACAACCTGGTCCTGACGACCACGACCGCGAACACCGGCTACTTCGAGCTGTTGACCGCCATCGCCGCGGATGATGACACTTGGTTCGGCCTGGTCATCGAGGACCGCGCCGACCACCATCTTCGTCAGGCTGCTCGCTACGCCGAGGCGAACAACAAGTTCTTCTTCGGCCAGAGTGACGACTCCGCAGGCATCGGCGGCTCGGGTAGCACCGACATCGTCTCCATCCTGTCTGCGCTCTCGTACAACAACACTGCGATCATGCTCTACAGTGACGACGCAGTGCCAGCGGCCGAAGCCGCGATGGGTGCCAAGCTGCCTGTCCCTCTGGACCGGCAGGTCACGACCTGGGCCTACGCCAACCTCGTCGGCATCCTGCCCGATACGTGGTCGACCACGGTCCAGACCAACGCCCGCACCAAGGGCGCCAACATCTACTCGACCAAGTTCTCCCGCAACGTCATGTGGGAGGGCACGACCGTCACCGGTCAGTACATCGACACGACGATGACCATCGAGTGGACCAAGCGCCGGCTGCCTCCGCGCATCTTCGACCTCTTCGCTGAGGAGAGCGCCAACGGCGCGCGAGTTCCATTGTCAGATCAAGGCATCGCCCAGGTTTTGGGCATCATCGAAGCCTTCGGTGATGAAGGCGAAGACATCGGGCACTTCTCGGCCGGCACAAGCGAGATCATCAATCCGCCTCGGCGGTCCACGCTCACGGATGCTGAGGTCTCGACCAGGACGATCAACCCGTACTGGCAGGCTGAGATCACCGGAGCAATCCACGTCGTCAACCTGACCGCAGACCTAGTCTCTTCGGGTCTGAGCTAGAGGCTAGCAGATGGCAGTCAAGCGCTACGATCCGAAGCTGGTGGTTCTCACCGTTGCCGGCCGCCGAGTTACCGGCTTCGGCGACGACGCTATGATGAGCCTGGAGTACGCCCAGGATGGCGTCACCGTCGCCACCGGCGTCGACGGGGAGAAGACCTACAATCTGATCCACGACTTCGGCGCGACGCTCAACGTCACGCTGAAGCAGAACAGCGACTCCGTGCCCTTCATGGACTCGCTGATCAAGCACCACCGAATCAACGGCAACGCGCTCTTCGCCGTGGTCATGCGCGACCTCAACAACGGCAAGGTGCTGCGCTCCAACGACTGCGTGGTCATGTCGCGTCCTCCCTACGCCTACGGCAAGGAGGTCGGCGACTGGCAGTACGGCATCTACATGCCCTTCACGCGAGATGACGCCGCTGCCGTGATCGACTTCGGTCTGACCTTCATCCTCTAGACTCGTGAGCACCGCAATGCACGAATTCGAGTCCTTCTGCACGGGAGGGTACACCTACCAGGTCTACCCGATCCCGTTCAGGCGCGTTCTGCGCATGTCGCCGCAGGTGATCGAGTTCCTCGGTCTGCCTGCGAGCCGCCTCATCGGCATCATCCCAGCGGTCTTCACTGGCAAGATGGTCGGAGCCGATATCGAGGCGGCCTTCAAGAACCTGAAGGTCAGCCTAGAGAAGATGAGCGAGAGCAACTTCGCCTTCATCGACTCGCTGCTCGAAGGGGTGGTGCGTGTCGACGATGCGGAGGAGAACGACGCCAAGGGCGCGCAGTATTCCAAGAACGCGGATGATCTGGGATGCTGGGGCATCGATTCCTTCTCCAGCATGGAGCGGCTCTTCGAGGTGCTCTACAACGTCATCCGGCTTCGCTTCACGGATTTTGGCAGTGGGCTGCCAGCAAGTTTGAGTCTGACGACCCTGATGGATCTGGCGAGTCGGCTGGCAGCCCCGGCGGCGAGCGAAGACTGAGCGCGAAAGCGCGTGGACTCCTGGAGCAGATCGAGAAGCACGGCGGCAACTTCTTCGTACTGAGGATCTGGAACACCGGGAAGGAGCGCCTCGAAGACATCGAGAAATGGCCGTCGAGCAAGGTCATGGCAATCTACGATTTCCTTGATCTGATGGAAGATTTGAAGCCCAAGGGTGCCCCAGAATGGCCAGCGCATCGGTAACCGCAGTTCAAGAGCTGGCCACGGTCTTCACCTTCGACGCGAAGACCGGGGACATCCAGATCGCTGAACGGGAAGTCTCTCGCCTCCGTCGCACGATCTCTGGCCTCAGCACCACCGCCGACCGTGCAGAGCGGTCGATGGCGGGAATGGGGCGTCGCCTAGTTGCGGTGCTGGGCGGCGCCCTACTTGCTCGTCGCTTCTTTGAGTCCAACCGAGAGCTTGAGCGCCTCGAAGTCACAATGCGCTCGGTGTCGGGCTCAGCGATCGAAGCGAACGAGAACTTCCGCTTCATCCTCGACTGGGCGGCCCGCACCCCGTTCGATATTCGCCAGGTGACCAGATCTTTCGTCGCGCTGCGTGCCCAGGGCATCCAGCCGACGTTGGACATGTTCAACGGCATAGGCAACCTGTCGTCCGCGCTCGGCAGCGACTTCTCGAACCTCATCCTAGCAGCCCAGCGAGCTGCGCAGGGGCGTACCCAGCGACTCCAGCAGGCGATCCTTGCGCCGGTGTCGTTGTCGAACAACGGCCGCACGCTGACGGTCATGTTCCGCGGCATCGCCCATGAGGTCGACGTAGCGGAGAACGGCACCCAGAGGGTGCTGGAGCTGCTCGCGCAGATCGGCAATGACGAGTTCGGTGGTCAGATGACTGCTCTGATCAACCGGCTCGACGGCGCGATGTCCAACTTCGGCGACATCCTGGACATCGTGTTCTTCCAGATCGGCTCGAAGTCTGGCTTGAACAGCGCAATCGTTGATCTAGTCCAAGCATTGACGCTATTGATCAGCAAGACTAAGGGCGTCTGGATCGCATTCGGCCGCTTCCTGACCATCCCGCTCAGGGCGTTGAACTGGCTGATGGGCGAGGCGACGAATAACACGATCGCCTTCAACCGTGGGCTGACGTTGCTTGGCTTGGTCCTTGGCACCCTCGCCACGAGCGCAGCGGTCTACTGGTTCACGCGAATGGCTAGCGCGATCTTCTTCGCTAGCCGCGCAGCCTTAGCACTGCACATGGCGTTCCTGCCTCTGACTGCCGCGATCATCGTCATTGAAGACGTGATGACCTTCTTCGCGGGAGGTGACTCAGTCTTCGGCCGCTGGACCAAGGACGTTGGGGCACTAGGCAGGGCCGCGCGAAGCCTTCGGGACATTTTGGCGCCGCTCTTCGGAGGAGACGAACTAGATCTCAGCGGCGTTCTGCGCGTGCTAGTTCGAGCTGCGGACACGTTCTTCTCCGAGATCGTTCCGTTGTTCTGGGCCGCTCTTAGCGAGCACATGCCCGATTGGATGCGCAGGTTGCTCACCATGCTGGGCGTGATGCCTACTGAGCCGGGGCCTGCGCCCCCGCAAGCTGGATCTGGTGATTTCTCGCGCGGCGAGATGGGGTCCGTGGAGGACGCTGAGCGAAATCTAGCCGCAGCCCGAGAGGCCCTAGCTGCGGCCAGACAAGAGGAAGCCCGCCTTAACGACATGGACGTGCGCGAGTACGCTAACGGTAATCCAGCACGAGCTGCCGGTTTAAGGGCGAGCCGTAGACAGGCTGTGGAGCGCAGAGAGCAGGCAGTGCAAGAGGTGAATCGGCTGCTAGCCCTTAGCCAGTCACGTAGGGCTGAGCGTGTCCGCGCAGTGAGTAGAAGAGCGCGAGACGCCCCTTTCGTTGAGAGGGATCTTGCCCGCCAGCGTAGTGCCGAGATGATGACCAGGGCGGTTTCAGCTTCGGGGTTCAGTGTACCATCTGGGGTTGGTCTTCGTCCTAGCGGCGATTTTCGCAAGAACTACGCTCTATCCGTAGGTCAGATCAACGTTGATCTCTCTGGACAGAAGCTCGAAGATGCCGGCGCCTTCACCCTGACCACCGTGATGCGGAACGCGGTGCGTCAGGCGCTCAACGATGTTGCCGACGACATCGAGAATCGATCAAGTCAGTCCGCAGGGGTCATCGAATGAGTTGGGCGCTACAGCCAACCCAGCAGTCCGCCAGGCTCTACGGCCCCGTGGGTACAGGCTTCGCCTTCGACGTCGTACTCGCGGAGAGCACTAGCCTGCCATCGGACATCACGGACCACCCAGTTGAGATCGGCTCGCCGATTGTCGATCATGTGCAGTTGCGTCCGATTACGATCAACGTGACGGGGACAGTCAGCAACACCCCCATCGGGTCCCGCGGCGGCTCTGGACGGGCTGTAGCGTCCGTCCAAGAGTTGCGCGCTCTTCGGGACTCCGAGCAGTTGCTCACGCTGGCCCTCGGTGACGGCTCGATCTACGACAACATGCTGATCGCTTCGATCACTGTCAGTCGAGACAACGCCCGCGGGCGGAACACGCGCGACATCAACCTGGGGTTGAAGCAGGTCCGCTTGGTCTACTCGACCTTCACGGTCATCGACCCGGCCTTGCTCGAAGAGTCGGCGCAGCCGAGCGCTGCCCCGGAAACCGAGACCACTCAGACCGACGAGAAGGAGGACAAGGAGATCACGGAGTTGGATACTTCGTTCTTACGCAGACTGGAGCAGGCTACGACTGGTACGCCCATCGCAGAGGATGACTGATGGCTACCATCTCGATCAGTCGAATCCCGGTCACGGTCGACAACGGTAAGCAGAGCATCCGCATCCAGCTTGCTAACGTCACCTACACCGTGGGGCTGCTCTACTCCAAGCGCAACCAGGCGTGGTACGTCTCGTTGACCCACGTCGCCACGGGCACCGTGGTCATCTCCAGCGTCCGAGCCTCTGTCTTCGTCGGGTTGACCGCATTCACACGCAACGCCTACGCCCCCGATGGGGAGTTGGTGCTGATCCACAACAGCGGGCTGCGCGTCGATGCAGGGCTCGCCGATCTCGGTCGCACGCACTCGCTGATCTTCATTCCGAACAACCAGACGTAATGGCCAGGCTCTTCAAGCGTCGGTTGCAGGTATCCATCGGCCGCCCCGGCGAGAAGGGCGTGCTCGTCGAGAACCTGCGCATGTCATTCAACGCCACGTTCTCCACGAGGCGTGAGCCGAATGACGCGACGATCGAGATCTACAACATGGCCCCTCAGACTCGTCAGACGTTCTACGGGTCAGAAGACGAGATGCGCGTTGTCGTGGAGGCCGGCTACGACAACCTTCTCTCTGTGGCTTTCGTAGGGGACGTGATCTCTGTGCGCACCGAGTACAAGGGCTCGGACACTGTCACTACGATCAAGGCCGGCGACGGTGAGCGCACCTACCAGCGCACGCGGCTGGAGATGACCTTCACCGAGGGCACGCCCTACGCCAGCGTCATTACCCGTGTTGCCCGCGAGATGGGGCTTGAGCCCATGGTGGCCAATGTTGACCGCAAGAATGAAGTCTTGCAGCGACCTCTCGTGCTCTACGGCCCCGCGAGCGAGCGTCTGCGTGACCTTGCCGAGACCATGAATGCGGAGGTCACCATCACCGATGGTGTGCTACAGTTCATCCGCCAGGGAGAAGCGGATAGCCTCGTTGCCCAACTGCTCGCTCCAGATACGGGGCTTGTAGGATCGCCCAAACTCTGGCTGAAGAATCGTCGCTCGCGGCGAAGCGGAGAGGATCAGATCCAAGGGATCGAGTGGACCCAGTTGATGAACCCTACCCTCAGACCGTGTCGCAAAGTCGTCGTGCGCTCCCGCGAGTATCAGGGCGTGTACGTGATCAAGCGCGTGGTGCACAAAGGCGACTCGGGGTTCTCCAACGACTTCTACTCCGACGTCCAGGCCACTCCGCTCGTGGAGTTCGACAAGTGAGCCTGCTACCTGAAAACGACCTCGGGCTCTCTACCCCGCGCTTCACCGAGGCGCTCGCAGGGCTTGCCGGCAAGGTCAGCAACCAGCGCCGCTCGTGCCTGCCGGCCAGGGTCGT